CACGATCGTGCCCGTCACGACCGGCTCCCGGTTCTCGTAGAGGTGAGCGACGTAGAGCAGAATCCAGTGCAGCACCGTTTCGGGAACGTCGCTGGCCGCGTCCCCATAGCCAGCCTTGAACGTGATCGTCACCACATCGATGACCGGCTGCGTGGCCGGCCAGCTCTCCCCTTCGGCCAGTCCAATCCTCCCGCACTCGCCACTCGTATCGACGATGTAGTTCTCCGCAGACATCGTCTGGGCGTCGCCGTTCGTGTCGGTGTACTCGACGGAGGTGACGGACTGGAGTGGGGCCCGGGGAAACTCGATCTCAGACTCGTCGGGAAACCGATCGAGGTGCATCTCCCACGTCTGGGTGACGAACGCCCGATCGGCTTCCTTCTCGAACTTCTTCCGGGCAGCGATGACGAGCGTATCGATGTACGTGTCATCGTCCGCGTGTAGGACCCTGAGGTGAGCCTTAGCCTCGGCCGTGGTGATGAGCTCAACCGCAGGGCCGGTATGAAGAACCAGCCTCACGGCTCACCTCCCTATGATCTTCCGGGCCAGGTCCGCCTTCGGACCATCCGGAGACCTCTCCAGGTACTTCTCCGGAGGGGTCGCCAGTGGCCACTCGGGTGTATCGCCCGGCGGCGTGTCTGCCGTCTCGACCTCGTTCGGATCGACCCAGTCGTCCGGCAGTCGCTCGGCCATGCCATTCTGGAGCAGGTTCTCTCCAGCGTGCTGGGAGTAATTCACAACCTGCCCAGCATAGGCGCCCACCTTGCAGAGGAGCCTCATGATCAGCTCCTCATCTGCCAGCACCTGATGTAATCCACCAGAATGGTGCCGACGCCGGTGCCGGTGGCCTTGTAAGGCCCGAAATACGGCTGCAGGATCGCGTTCGCCCCGGTGGCCGCATACACGAAGGTGGTCCCCGTGGCCACGTGATTGCCGTCGATGTAGAAGCGGATGTCTGCCACATCGAAGAACTCGATGCGGAAGATGTGCCAATCCGCGGCGAGAACGGTCACGCCACTGGCGGCACTCTGATTGGTGGCATCGTCATCCACCTCACAGAAGATCTCGCCACTGCCGTCGGCGGTGAAGAACGCCGAATAGGTGATGGCGTCCGGGCCGTCCGCCCAGTCACCGATCAACCCGAAGACGATCTCGGCCACATCGGTCGGCAGCACGGAGAGCCTGACCCGTGCCTCGAAGACCAGCCCCTGCTCCAGCGAGAAACCCCGCTGGTCATCGTGATAGAGGCCACCGTCCTGCTTCTGGTTGTCAGCCGTCAGCGCACACGCGATCTGGCCATTGGCGGCGTCCGCCACACCAGCGACGGTGGGAGGCCCTGCACCGACGATTTTCTTCGCCCAGGGCATGCCGGACTCGGCAGAGGCTGCGGCGGGGATGACCACGTTGCCAGCGCCCAGGAAGTCGTCGTAGAAGACGAGGGGCGCCATGACGCCCACGCGCTCATGCGTGGTGGCCTCATAAAACTGGAGGATTCGGTTCCTCCACTCCGATTTCGTGCTCACTTCTATTCTCCTGTTCCGAGCCCTTGGGGCCCGTCCGTAGACGAAACGAGAGCTGGCAGGGGACGGCCCGAAGGCCGCCCCCGACCGGTCAGAGGGTTACGCGATCGCCGTTACGGGAACGTGCTGCTTGTAACGCGACCTGGAGAGCACGACGATGACCACCGCAGTGCACGGGTCGTTCGCGACCTCGGTGATTTGCAGCCGGACGAAGTTGAAGCCGTCCGCGAGTTCTTCCGCATCGACCTCGATGGCGATGGCCTTGTTCGCACCTGCCACGGTGGTGTATCCCGTGGAGGCGATTGCCGTCAGGGCACCCCAGGTGTCGATGGTTGACTGAAGGCGGTAACGATACGCGATAGCATTCGCGCCCCCTCCCGCCGCAGTGTTGCATTCCTCCACCGTGAGCGTTGCCGTCCCGGTGCCCCCGGCCCCCTCGAAGAGAAGGAAGGTGATGTGATCGTAGTCCTCCATGTTGAACACATCGGTGGCCGGGTCCCCGTCGTAGAGGTCCGCGAGCGGCTGGAGGGCGATGACTACATGATCTGGTCCAATCAACATGACGCTCTCCTTTAGGCGCGGGCGGCAAGAGCGACGAACGGAGAAACCGTGTCCGTGCCCTTGAAGGGAGTGAGCGGCGCAGCCCACTTCGGCTGCCCGTCGACGCGATAGACGAACCGGAAAACCGACTCGTCGTAGATGTACCGGACATGGATGGAGAAGTCCGACTTGATCCCACCCTTGTCGATCATCTGGTACTCAGAGAGATCGGCAAGGACGATGTCACCCACCGTGCCCAGCGTGGCCATGTACTCCACGGGCAGGATCGGCAGGCCGAGCAGCATGTTGTACGGCTGGCCGGCCGCACCGTTGGCAGGCACGAACACGGGAGATCCACCCACACCCACCGTGAGACCCATGGTGAAGAGCTGGGGAATCACGTCCTGGTTGATGAGCCAGACCTTCGGATAGGTGGCGGGGTCACCGACGTAGGTGACCAGCGTTGAGTAATGGCGGGCGAACATCTTGATGATGTTCTCATAGACGATGGTCTTCGCGAGCTGGCCGGTCTCCTTCGCCACGCTGATGAGAGAGCCACCAGGCAGGATGCCAAGCGGCTGGCCGGCGCCCGTGCCGTTGATGATCGCGTTCTCCGCCTTGAACCGAAGCTCGACCGGCAGATGCTTCAAGATCCACGCACCCAGCGCCGTGGCGTCCTCGAGTAGTTCGTCGGTGGCGTAACAGAGCCCGATCACCTTGTGCAGGTTGAGCTCCATCTGGCGGAACTCAGGTTGAGAGGCCGTCTTCTCCTTCGCCTCCGCAGCCCAGTAGGCGCGGATTCCACCCATGCGGGAACCATCCGCACGGCTGGTCTCGTTCACGGCGTTGATCTTCATGCCGTTCGAGCCAGCGCCGATCGGAAGGCTGTCGACCCGGGAGAGGAGGCTCCCGGTCTGGTAGGTCCTCTCGAGGATGCCGGGGGTGAAATCCTTCTGGACGAGGAAGCCACCATCGGAAGGCACGCTCTCGCTCAGACCGGTGGCCGCACGAAACTCGTGGGCGATGCCGATCAGCCGCGGGTGCATCACTGGTCCAGCGGGATCGAGTGCAGCCCTCACGGCCAGCAGCTGCTCACCCAGTGAGCCGAAAGGCTGCTGCTGCTCTCTGGGAATGCCCAGATCGATCACGGGGGCCGCACGCTGGTCGCCCTCACCACCGTCACCATCGAGGTCAGGCGGCTCGGGCAGATTCGTGGGCGCCTCGAGGCGGAGATTCAGAGCACTGAGCTCTTCGGCTTTCTTGAGCGTCGCGATGTGGCCGTCGAGCTCCTCCTTCCGCTCATCGTACTCCGTCTGCTCTTCCTCGGTCAGAGCACGCTTCGCCTCGCTCGCTTTACCCAGCGTGGCCATGAGCTGATCTCTCAACTCACCGACCTTCGTCTGAATGGCGGCGAGGTCCAGAATGCCTGCCCGGAGCAAGGCCGGATTCTGAAATCCAAGGATTCGGTCCACCGCTCGGTATAGCGCACTCATGCAGGAGGACAGAAGGCTCACGACACCGAGACCTCCGGCCACTGCCTTGGCATAAAGTCGCTTGGCGAAGGGTTGCTCGTTGAACCGGATGACAGTCGGTTCGGGCGGGGGTTGGATCGGGGTGAGGAATCCGATCATCGTGAGGAGAAGCCCCACGGCCCTCGCCCTGAAACTGAGGTGTCTCATGAAAAAGCCTCCCAGGCTCCGGTGCCGGGGAGGGCATGAAGAAGGCGCCAGCCACCGACACCACGGTTTCGTGGTTGCCAGTAGCTCGACGCCACTTCTGTGTACGCCTCTGCTACGTTACGCGGCTCCCACCGGATGAGCTCTCTGCTCCCAGTCGCGCCCGACGCAGGAGCCGCGCCTTTTGCAAACATCCCAAGTCTACGAAGTCTAGTTCCTAGAGATCAACCCTCTAGGAACCTCAGTCTCCAAGACTAGGAGCCGGCGAAGCACGTCCGGATCCTGACCATGGCTCGCCTTCAGGCACTCGATCCCGCAGCTGAGCGTGTCCTCGATAGAGCGCACCTGGACGTCCGTCTGGGGATAAGCCGGGAACGTCTGGGGCCCGAGCTCCCGAAGGCTCGCCTGCAGAACAGTCCGGTAGAGGACGCCGTCCTTCTCCTCCCAGATCTGGTGCTCACGAGACGCGCAACAGAATCCGAAGCTGTTCTCCCGGATGTCACCACGTTCGATCGACACCGCCAGATCCTGCACCCAGCTCGTCCGGGGTGGATCCACTTCGTAGTGGACGCCGCGATTGTCCTCGCTCAGGCGAAGGGTGCCCGAGCTCTTCCTCCCCAGGACCCGGTCCGAGTTGTGGTTGAAGATCGAGCGGATGTCGTCCGTCTCGATGGAGACGCTGAACGCGCCCTTCATGATCCGTTCCCGGAATCCACCCAGGTCGTCGGACCACTGATCGAAGACGATGCCGTAGCCTGAGATGAGCGTCGGATACCCATCGTCGCCCTTCTGCACGCGCATCTCGAGCGCCGGCCCATCACGGAGCTCAATGGCTCCCTGTGCCTGTTTCATCTCTACCTCCCTGCGACAACGTAGCAATCGCAGCCGCCATGTAGTTGTGGGTGTCCAACCGCTCTGTAAGCCTTGAGCGGCTCCGTCTCCCCGTCCTCGGGATCCACTGTGTCACCGGCCTTGAGGAAGAATCCTTCACCTGCCACCACCCGGCCCTCCATCTTCCGGCAGAGCGGGCAAGTATCTCCCCTCGTCCTCCAGACCGTCTTGAAGCCGGCAGCCACGAAGACGGTCTTCGCGACCGCCGCTCCGAACTGCACTGACTCCCTGAACCCGATCTTCCCCGGCCGCTTCTGCTCCCACTCATCCAGGCGCTCGGTCAGCACGGCCTCGAGCTCGTCCGGATTCGCCTCTCGAATGAGCTCCTCCAGCTGGCCCCGAGAGGAGTCGACGTGCCGGACGGCCAGCGTGCGGGTGTAGGCCTCGACGAAGTTCTCCATCTCCTCCGTCATGCCACCCTCGCCGTTCACCTCCTCGGCGGCTGCCGCCTGAACGACCTCGGCGTAGGCCCTCAGCAACGGGAGCATCTGGCGCTGGATGTACTCGGGCAGGTCCTGGTAGATCTTGCTCAATCTCGATTCCAGGTCCGCTGCAGATCGAGTGCCCAGCGTCTCCTTGATCGCCCGCCTCAGGTCCTCTAGCTCGCGCTTCACGACGCGGCCACCCGCCGCGGTGAGCAGCTTTCGGTAGGTGAGCCGGTACCGGTTTCGCTGGCGGACGGAGCGCTGGCTCCGGAGCTCAAGGCCCGGGGCAGGGAGTAGCGCCCGGCCCTCTTCGCCAGGCCCGCCACCCGTCTCCAGGTCCATCCCCGCCTGGGAGAGCGGCATCATGTTGAGCTGCACGAACCGGCTGTTCGCGAACTCGCCCTCCTCAGGGTTCCGGTGCTCGATCTCGGCCCATTCGTTGGGGCTAAGCGAACCTCCCTGGAACTGCGTCATCAGGGCCTCGGATCGGCTCTTCGCGTCTCCTCTCATGAGACCGTCCAGGAGGAACTCGGCGAAGTAGGTGTCCCTCTCCGACTCGGGGAAGAGCTGGTAGAAGCCCTGCTCCCAGCGCACCAGCCAGGGGCGGATCGTCCCGACCGCGAAGTCGATCAGATCGTGCTCGACGTTGGAGTGCGTGGATCGGTCCAGTTCCCGCAGCTTGTGGGGCGCGAGGTTCAGCATCCTGGCAACCTCGGTGATTTGGAACTTCCGGGTCTCCAGGAACTGAGCCTCCTCCGATGTCATTCCCACGGATTGCCACTTGAGGTCCTGCTCGAGGAGAGCGGCGGAGTGAGCTTTGGCGGAGCCTGCGTGCGCCTTGTTCCAGGAGTCCTCGATGTTCTTCCTGGACTCTTTGTCCAGCTTCTTCGGCGTGGTGAGCACGCCGCCCGGGCGCGCATCGTTCTTGAAGAACCGGGCCCCATACTGCTCCGTCGCTCGAGCTAGGCCGAGCGCCTCGCACATAAGGGTAACCGGTGAGTAGCCGATGATGCCGTCCCCGGAGAGGCCCCGGACGTGGAGGATCTGATCCTGCGTGAAGCGCCGATCCTCCTGCCCTCGCCGGCGAAGGTAGTACACGAGCTCGCCGGCCTCGACCTTGATCCGGATCCGGTCCGGATGGAGGGGAATCAGCTGGATGATTCGGCCCAGGCTGTTCCGCACGATCTGTGCGATCGCGTTGCCCCGGAGCAAGAGGTGGCCCTGCATCATCTCGAAGAACTCGACCGCCGTCTGCCAGGGGTTGGGACGACGATGGAGCACAGGCCAGAGATGGTGCTCCGAGGCCGGCAGCTTCCCGCCAGCGTTCAATCGCCGGTAGACCTTGAGCGGTAGCGTGGCCACGGTCCCGGCGATGATCGACACCCCCGCCCAGACGGCCGAGATCCAGAGCGCGTTGTCGTGGGTGACCTCGACGCCGCTGCTGGGCGTTGGGTAGATCGGCCGAAACCAACGATCATCGTCAGGCGCCCACTGGCGCTTCTCCAAGCTTGTGAAGATCCCCATTATTCCGTTCTCCCCATTCTCCAGATGCCCATGAACCAGAGGGCCATACCCACCGGAATCAGCCCGGGGAGACCGAACCAGGCGGTCATCCCGAGGCCCACCAGCAGGAGACCTCCGTAGACATGGAAGTCTCGGCCGTCAGCTGGCACCAATTGTCTGAATCGCCTCAACAGGTTCATCAGCATCGCCTCCAAGAATCGTGATTCCGCGGTCTTTGTATGTCGACGACTCGTCCTCGTGAACGAGGGCACGGCCGAGCCCCATCACCAGGGCGACCATGCCGTCGATTTTCTCGGCGCTCTTGTCCTTCGCCATCTTGATACTGCCAGCCGGGTCCTGCATGACGGCAACGTTGTTGGCCATCCAGTTCAGCGGTGGGCTGTTCCCATGCCGGACCTTCCCCGAGACCACCAGCCGCTCGAGCTCCTTGCATGGCTCGGTCATCGACTTATAACCCTGCCGGAACTCAACCATCGTGAGCCCTTCCTCGGCCAACTGGAGGGCGGTCTGGGTCGCCATCCAAGGATCGAAAGCGCACTCGACGATCTGGAACCGGTCTGCATCCTCCCGGATCTGGGCCTTGATGAAGTCGTAGTCGATCACGTTGCCCGGGGTCGTGGTGAGCCAGCCATCCCGGACCCAGGCGGCAAACTCCGGCCTCTTCAGGGCTCGCTCCCTCAGCATCTCCTCCGGGATCCAGAACCGCATGAGCACATCGAAGAAGCCCTTCTTCCGGGGGAAGACTAGAGCGAGCGCGGTGAAGTCGAGCTTGCTCGAGAGGTCGAGGCCGGCGAAGCACTCACGGCTCTTGAGGTACCGCTCGGCGGGACGTTTCGGGCAGCCCTTCCATGCTTCCATCGGGATCCAGCGCGTGACCTGCTGGGTCCAGATATTCAGATGCAGCCGAAGGAAGGTGTTCAGGAACGAGGGCTGGTGCTTCGCCTTCTCGCACATCTCCTGGATGTACTCTTCCTTGATCGAAACCCGGAGGTTGGGATTCGCCTTCCACCAGGTGGCAGGCTTCGTCCAGTCGTCCTCCTCCTCGGCCGCGGCGATGAAGGCGTAGAACGAGTCATCCTCGAAGACACCCTCCAGGACCTGGCACGCATACTCGTGGATCTCCCAGCCGATCGAGGTGGGATCGAAGACGCCGGCCGTGGTGATCGCGAACGTGAGCGGCTGCCGGCGGGCGCCCATCCCCGTGATCATCACGTCCCAGACGAGCCGGTTCTTATGGGCGTGGAGCTCGTCGACCAGGTTGCCGTGGGGATTCAGGCCGTCGAGCGTGTCCCCCTCAGCTGAGAGCGGCTCGAACTTGGAGCCGAGCTTCGCGACGCTGAGGTTGTAGCGGAGGGCCTTCACATAGCGCTGCAGCCGCGGCGAGAGCTTCACCATCGCCTTCGCGGCCTCGAACACGATCCGAGCCTGGTCCTTCTTCGTTGCCGAGCTATAGACCTCCCCGCCCGGCTCGAGATCTCCGACCGTCAGGTAGAGCCCAACCCCCGCAGCCATCTCGCTCTTCCCGTTCTTCCTCGGGATCTCGATGTAGGCTGTTCGGTACCGGCGAGTCCCATCCGCCCGCTTCCAGCCGAACACCTCCCGGAGGATCTCCTTCTGCCACTCCTCGAGGACGAACGGGAGCCCGGCCCACTCGCCTTTGTGGTGACGGAGGTACTCCTGGAAGAACGTGACCACATGCTCTGCGGCCTGCTCGTCGAAGTGGTATCCCTTCTTCGGGAGCTCGACGTGATCACGCTTCGCTCGCTCCCGGGCCAGCTGTTCCCACTTCCCGATCAGGCGCTTCTTACTCGGCATGGTGCACCGCCTGATCAAGAGCGTGTCGAGCCATCTGAATGATCGGATCCTCGTCCTCCGACTCCCAGGGCTTGATCTCCTCCCGGCGCTCCTCGATGATCGCCTCGAGAGTGAAGGCCATGGTCACGAACACGAGCATGTCCGGGTGCATCTGGAGCACGCAGACCATGGGGCCGGACTCGGGCGCGGCCATCTCAGATCGCCTTCAGGCCCTGCGGCCCGCCGAAGAGGAACTCATTATCGGCCTGATCCTGGCCGGGCTCGGGGAACGCCTCGATGCCCGTGCGGCCGGACGGGTCGAACCCGAAGCGGGTGGCGTACTTCTGATACTGCTCGAGGGCCCGATTGAGGATGCCGATCTCGGGGCGCTGCGTGACGTAGCCATTGCTCCCTGTGAACGTGAGGCCATGCTTCTTGATCGCCCTCCGACACCTCCGGATCATGCCCCAGCACTCGCAAGCGTTGATGAACTGAGACCAGTCCATGTCGGTCATCACCCGATCTCTGACGAGCTTCGGAGCGTAGTACCTCCAGTGATGGCTGGCGTCCCGGTCCAGGTACCTGGGTTTCGGTGGAGCTCCGACCTTCGGCTGGGGCTCGTTCTTCGGGGCCCGGTCCTTTCGGTAGGTGCCCTCGAGCTTCTTCTTCGCCGTGGGTTTCTTCGGCGGTCCAGGCTTAGCCATCATGCATACTCATTCACCATTTATTCAGAACCCCCCCCAGGGGGCTAACCTGACGCTGTGTAGCCAAACATGGCGCACCGCCTAACAGGGCTTTCGGCCTAGATAATCGACCCACCCTCCCCCTCGACGTGCATAGATATTCATTTTCCAAAACGACCATCCTCCTTCGCCGTCTTGCTCGAGTGACAGGTCTTGCAGAGAGACTGGAGGTTGTCCCAGTCCTCGTTCTCCCTGTTCCCGTCGATGTGGTCGACCTCATTGGCCGCGGTGACCTTGCCCTCGGCTCGGCACGCTCGGCACAGTGGTTCCTCACGCAGCTTCGCCGCCCGAAGCTTCCTCCAGTGTCGACTCGAGTAGTACGCGTCAGTGCGCTCTGGGTCTGCCCGGCGCTCCCGGTTGTAGTCCCGCTGCCTTTGCTTCGTGTGAGAATCGCAGCGAGGGGTGTGGCTCAGCTTGGGACAGCCAGGGTGAGCGCAGGGGGTAGGGAGCCTATGAGGCATTGGCTGGCTCCCGCTCACGGGCAACCTCATGGAGGGCTCCGCAGCTGGAGCAGGGCACCACGTCGTGGCCATCCTCAGCTTCCCTGCTGTGGGTCACGATCCCGATCACCCGGACCGGTCCTCTGAGCTCAGCCACGAACCGGTTGCAGCGGCGCCCTGACTTGGCCCGGGCCTGGCAGCGGATCACAGCCATGGGGCACAAAGACGAAAGGCCCGCGCCCCTCTGTAGGAGCTGCGGGCCATAGAACGGGCCGTGATGTTCGGGTTTCCTAGAACGAAGCTAGCAGTCACGGTTTCTCATGGTCAAGGATCGTCCTCCTTCTCTGGTGCCAGCGGCGCATCAAGGACTTCGGCTAGTGCACGTCTTCCTTGGCTTGTCAGCCACGCCGTGCGGAGGCTCACGCCGTACTCGATCCAGCCCCGCTTAAAGAACCTCTCGTACTTGGCCTCCACTACTTTCGGAGGGAATCCCTCATCATAGAGCACACGATATGCCGGAAGGCCCCCATGCTCATCGTGTTCCTGGATCAACGTCAGGAGGCGGATGTCTGGGATGTCTTTCGCCTGGACCATTATTCCCCCCTGGACACCTGGAACCTGTTCCACCAGCGCGTCGGTCCGGTGCCGTGATAGTCGAATTGCCAATGGCCACGGCCCCAGGTCCGGGGCTTCCAAAGCACGGCAGTTGAGACCCATTTCGCGAGAACCGTCTCCTCGCTGCAGCTAGGACAGATCCGCGCCTGGGTGAATCGAGCACAGTCGTGGCAGTGCTTCATCTGCTCGCTCATGGGTCTTCCGTCCTAGATGGGGTCTCAGGGTCCCCTAAACTCTCAGAAGACCCAGCCCTTCGAAAGACGAAGGTGTGGATGTCTTCCCTGCCCAGGAGCGTCTCTGGGGTGCTGTGCTCGAGGCACTCGAACCCTTGCTCCCGCATCCAATTCAGGAACCCTTCTCGGGTCCAATACCAGCGGTGCTCATCCTTTCTGAAGTGCTTCGAGTTGAGGATGTGGCGGGCGTCGGTGAACAAGGGCAGGCTCACGAAGGCCCAGTCTGTGACCCTCCTCAGGAGCCCCGCTGGATCCGGTAGGTGCTCGAGCGAGTCCCAGAAAGTGGCCACTGGCACAGGTGCCTCATAGGGGTTCAGCCAGCACCTCCGGTGCCTCAACCACTCCGCAGCAACCGAGCTCGTGTCATACCCCCATGTAAGAAAGCCCCTCTTCCGGCCCAGGTCGACAAACGCTCCGCAGCCAATCCCAACATCCAGAACCGGCCCAAGATCCAAGCCATACCGGTCGATGATCGCGAGTCGGCCCAATGTGAGCGTCCGTCCGAGCTCCGTCGCGGCGTACTCCTGGTATTTCCGGAAGTAGGCCTCGTCGTAGGGGCTCCCCTCGACGGGGTAGTGGCCCATGCCGCGTTCAGGGAGCCACACGAGGCCCGATTCCCTCCAGGAGGAGAACACGGCGTCCATCAGGCGACCTCCTCGAGGGTCCGACTGAATCGCCTTCCGAAGTAGCGGATTCGCCTGTCGCACTGGTGCATCATGTCGCCACATCGGCAGTAATTGTCCGGCATGATCCAGCGGACCTGAGAATCGTCCATTCCAAGGCTGATGAGCCGCTCCGGTGAGTTGTGCCTTCCGTTCCCGCCGGCCACGATGATGAGGGGCGTCTTCGTGGCGATCGCCATGGGCAGAATCCAACCCACACCACCGACCACGATCGCCGCATGGCGAACCAGGGCCACGAGCTGCTCGATTACGAGCTCGCCGTGATGGAAGACCTCGTCCGCTGGTGGCCGTGGAGCGACGAGCCACTCCGCTTTTCCCTCGAGATCGGCGATAGAGACGACGTGAAATCCCCGCTCACGCAGCTTCGCCGCGGCGATCCGGAGGTAGCCAGGCGGGGGGTTCCGGGCCTCGTTTTGCCACTCTTTCCGGACCACGACCGGGCGTATCACTGCAATCGGCTTCGAGGAAGTGACGGGAGAGGGCCCATGGTCCGGGAGATCGAAAATGAGCCCCTCCTCACCCAACGGGATCATTGCAGCAATCCCGGCAATAATCGAGAGAGCGCTCCTGTCCAGATACGGCCGGAGGTGCTGAGCAAGGCGGGGCACCTGGGACCAGCGGGAGGCCGGTTGCCGCTCGACGTTCTTCCGCTGGGTCCTGAGATCGGTTTCAGGGTGCACGAAATGCACCGGCAGGTCCTCGTAGAGCTCCGGCCAGGGCGTCTGGACCCAGAGTTCCCCCAGATGGGTGAGTTCCCGAGCGAAGGGCCGGAGGTAGATGTTGTCCCCCATGCCATGCCAGGCCTCCAGGAAGAGCTTCCGCTTCATGTCTTGAGCATCTCCCCCAGAATCGAGCCGGCTCGGTTGCTGTCCAGGTCGAGAGCCTTGAGAGCCTCGGCCCGAGCCACATACCATCGGTCTCGCCGGCCACGCTGCCAGAAGTAGGCCATCGTGTTGGATTCGTTGCTCTGCTCGATGACCTTCTGGATGATCTCCAGGTCCTCGCCCTGGTCGTGCAGCTTCTTGCAGACATCGAGGTCACGATTCAGGGTCCACTTCCGACCTTCCTGATGAGCCCACTGGGGGGGCTCGGGGCCTCCCCAGAGGATCCGGTGCCCTTCCTCCCGGAACCACTTCGCGAACTCCCCCCACTCGTCCTCAGCAGAGTTTTCAACATCGGGGCTCGCCCCATCTTCTGACGAACGAAGTGAGGAGGAAGATGTAAGGGTCCGGTTAGGCTTGGTTCGGTTAGGTTGGGCGGTGCCACTGTATGCCATACCGTTAGGTATACCGTTAGGGAAACGGTTACCTATACGGTTTCCAAGTGCTTCTATGATGGCATGATAGTGGGCCCGCTTGTTCTGCTCGAGGGCCTGGGCCAGCAAAAAGAGCAGTGGAGTGTCCGGAATCGAGGCAAGGTCCGATATTGCCCCCGTCACGACCTTGTGATTCTCGAGGGTGTTGTGTCGGAGGAACCTCAGAATGAAGACGCAGCGGTTCTCCGGGTCGAGGTAAATCCGGCCCGATTCCTCGAGCTCCTGAAGGTGCGATTCGACCTCGTCCTGGGCCCACTGGAGATCGGCCGCAGCGTACCCCATGTGGAGCACATAGAGGCCCAGCCGATTCCGGTGTCTGCAGGTCAGGAGGTAGAGCATGAGGAGCCGGCCCCGCTCAGTGAGGCCGCGGAGGACCGGATCATCCCAGAACGTCTCCTGCACTTTGCCGTAGGCCATAACCCCCTCAGAAGCCCCAGAGCCACCAGATGGCCAGGAGAGCCACCAGGGTGGGTGTAGTGATGTCCATGATCGTGTCCAAGCCTTTGAATCCCCGGGCCTGGATCTGCTTAATCTCACGGCGCCAGTAGTAGACCGCGGTGAGGGAGCTCCCCAGCGCATAGCCCAGGCGGAACCAGGGCCCCACCGGAGGCACCAGGAGGCCCAGGAGCCAGAAGAGCGTTCCCCCGAGAATCCCGAAGGCCATCGTGACCAGCGCATGAGCGACCCAGGTGTGAGGATCCTTCGGAGGCCCGAAGATCGGGGTGGAGTACTTCTGGAGTGAGTTGATCCAGCCAGAGATCTCGGTGATCCAGCTCATCTGGCATGCTCCTTTCTTCCGCTTCTGAGCATGGTGGAGCGCTTCGCGAGCTCCTCACGAAAGCACACTACCTCGGGGTCTTTCGGATCAGGCTCGTAGGGCTTTCTGGGCTTCAGGGGCTCAGGGGGAGGATAGTGTGAATCAGGGCATTTCGACTGCTCACAGGGCGTGCAGGTCGCTACCCGCCCCTTGCCCCTCTTCCTCTTCCGGAACAGCGTCTCATTGCGCTCAGCGTGGCAATTCGTGCAGACCTGATAGGTGGTCACCCTTTGCTCTCCTCCCCGGTGATGAAGGCCAGGACGGCATTGCGCTCCCTTGCCGTGCAGAGCAGGAGCCCCTGACCCTCAGGCGTGCGTCGAAAGACCTTCACGATCTGCCCGTGGCCGTCACGGTAGCCACCGAAACGGGCGACCTCGTAGGTGACGCCGTTGACCACTTCGAGCTTCGTGTATGGAGGAAGTGGGCGCTTCGCTGGATCCGGGTGCTGACCTCGACGCCGGGGGACGTGGCGCCGGGCCTTGATCACCTTCTCCCCGGTCCCCTCGATGGCGGCATTCCTCCGCGCATCCTTTTCGGCACGGGTCGTCATCAGGCCACCCTCGGGTATTCAGTAAAGCGCCGGCCATCGAGCTCCGGCGTGGAGACCTTCTTGCCATCGATGTGGAGCTGCTTCAGGAAGAAGGGCGTGTCCGTGGCCACACACTGGTCGCAGAGATCTTCGACCCAGGCGAGGTCACACTCCCGGCGCCGGGGCCCGCTCTCGTCGCCACAGACGACCCAGTCCAGGCTCGCCCCATATGCCCCGTCCATGAACCGCTCGATCTCCAGTTGCCCCAGCAGCGGCTCGGCGCTGATCCATCGCACCGCAGCCCGGGACTTCAGCAGGTGGGGAATCCGCTCCTCGGCTGCCTCTTGGTTCTCAATCGATACACCGAGCCAGACGTTGGAGAGGAAGGGCAGCTCCTGGGTGAGCTCCGCAGCCCGCTCTGCCCGCTTCGTGAGAGCCAGGTAGGTGTGCCAGGAGTAGTAAGCCATCACGTCCCAGATTTCCTCTAGGAGAGCGTCCGGGACGGCCTCGTGGAACAGGTCGGACATCGAGCAGGGGAAGATCTTCTGAGGCGTCTTCCACTCACCGGGCCTGTCGAGCGCATGCTTCACCACGCGGAGCCGGCCATTGTAGACGGGCCTCCCGTCTGCCGTCTCTTTCGTGAGCCCTTGGTAGTACGGAGTCCTTGGGTTCTTGCTGAGCCGGTGATGGGCCCGGAAGGCCGCATAGCAATTCCGGCACCCCTCAGAGACGGGGGTGCACCCGACGATCGGATTCCAGCTCTTCTCGGCCCACTCGATCTTGGTCATGGGCCGACCCTCTCGTACTTGATGACCCAGACCCAGGGATTCGACTCCCAGGTGTAGCCGCGGTGGGAGTTCAGCTTGTCCCAGAGATCAGCGAAGTGAGCCCGGGCCACCTCGTCCGTCGTGACGGGTGGCTGGTCGGGGTGGAGCCTGCCCGGAGTCAGGTAGCTCGCTGGCACGTTGCCCGCCGGGTTCGATGGGGCCATACGCCACAGAACACCGCCGTCGGACACAGGGATCTGGATGCCTTCCGCCCAGATGCCCTCCGTGGTGATGTCCTGCACCCGCTCGACCCGAACGTCCTTGACCTCCAGCCGGAGTCGGCATGCCCACTTCGGCATGTGGATGGAGGGACGCCAGCGATGTTCACCGTTGAGCGGAAACCCCGTCGAGGTCGCGCCGTCAGCCCGATACGCGAGGATGTAATGCCCGGCTTGGAAGTCATGTTCCTTCGGGCGAAACACCGGTTCGAAGACGCGGGCCCACAGAATTGCGTGTGTCTCCCGCACCCAGAGGCGGTCGCCGGGGACGCCGTAGGGGCACCAGTCGGGCTCCTCACCCTTGAGCATCAGTCCTTCCAGGCGCTCTGGGTTTCGCACCACCCTCCGGGTCATCGTCTTCAGGTCCTCGAGCGTGGCCCGGACCATCTCCCCGCTCATCAGGATCGGGTGGTCACTCATCGGGGGCATCCTGGATCGTGATGACGGGGATCATCTTCCCACCGCAGCCAGCCGAGCAGGATTGGTAGTGCGAAGGCGGCGGATCGGCCGGGAGCGACTCCTGGTCGCCACAGTCCTGGCATCGGAAGAAAACCACCTCAGGCCATTCCTCCGTCTCGTCACTCCCGAAGAGCCGGCGAATCACCTCAGGACCGTCATCAGCGTCGACGCAGAGAGTCCCGGATTTCCCTCCCCTGTTCCACACACCGATGTGCCAGTGTGCTGGAGTCTTCTCGATGCGGACGCTGCTGATGACCGGGCGTTCCCGCGTGGGTCCAACTGGGCCCCCGTATCCCCTTACACGCAGTGAAACCGGTTGCTCAGCCACGGGAGGCCTCCTCCGGAGGTCTCGGCTGCAGGAAGAAGAGCTCCAGGGCACGCAGGTCATACTCCTCATAGAGCTCGGGGCCCACCATCTTCCTGAAGGCCTCCGAGAATCGGTTGGAGGCTCCCTCCTCCGGACCGAGCCAAGCGTGGTTGATCGCGGCAGCGATCGCCGCGACAAATGGAGGAGACTCCGGCCGGCACCAGGTGGGGGAGGGCATCAGGCCTGCACCACCAGGTCCTGGGGACCGGAAACCGAAGGGATTCCGAACGAACTGTCGAAAGTTCCGTCGAAAGTCTGCGAGGTATATGTTCCCGAAACCCCGATAGGCGTGTCTGTCGCCCGGTTTGTTGCCACCTGATCGATGACGGGCGCAACCCCGCATGACACAAAGGCTTGACGGAATTCAGGAGGGGTTACAGACTTGAGCCTTGTTGGACGTGATACGGCGGATGGATTTGTGGCCGATATAAATCCGGCGAGGCCGTAAGTCCTTACCCCACCTACCATCCGCCCAAGGTGTCGAAAGTCCTGTCGAAAGAGCGGGTCTTTACTCACCCGAAAAACCCCCCTCCGTCTTCAGGTCCACCGTTCTCGCGGCCTGCTCCATCGTCTCCGCCTGCACCTTCTTGTAGCCGTACTTTCGGAGTGTCGCCGTCGTCATCCCGATGTACTCGCTCGCTGCCCCGTCTCCGATCTCGTCGGCCAGCATGGTGGCCACCGCCCGGCGGAAGGAGTGCCAGGCTCGGCTGGGCTGATGCTTCACCCCGGCGAGCTCCTCGAGGCGCATGAGCTGGCCCCAGAGCGTCTGTGGGGGCACTAGGTTCCGAGGCTTGGAGACCTGGTAGAGGATGGGATGGTCGGCGCCCAGCGGGTTCGGGAAGCACTCCAATGCCCAAAGCACGGCTTTCCTATGCTGAGTCGTCATGGGCATGTGCTCGTCACCTCGCCCGTAACCCTCCCCCTTCGCCTCCTCCGCCCTCCAGGTGACGATCCCGGCCTCGAAGTCGTGGTCCCCTTCCGTGAGCCCGCAGATCGCGCTGATGCGTCTCCCTGAGCTGGCGATGCCGGTGGCCACCAGGACGTGCCACTGGCCCTCGGCAGCGAGCTTCGGTGCCGCCTCCAGAAGACGCCTCCGCTCCTCCCGCGAGTATTGGGGGATATCCGCCTTAGTGCGATCCACCTTCCGGCCCTTCAGCGGATTGCGCTCGAGCCCGATCGTCTTCTGGTGCTGCTCGATCACGTAGTTGATCGCGCAGCTCATTCGGTCCATGTCGTTGGAACCAGTGCGAGGGGATCCACCGGCCGCTACCGAGTCATTGAAGTACGTCGTGGCGTCCGCCGGCTCCAGGTCCACGATTCGCTTGTCGGGACGGAAGCGGGTGTCCTTCATGATCCGTCGGAAGCCGTACACGTCAGAGATGAGAGTGGCCTCCTTGGGCACGTTGGCGCTCTTCCGGATGCTCTCGGGGAGATCCCGGTACCACTCCTTCAGCTTCGCCGCCGTGACGGCCAGGAGCTGCTCCGGGAAGCCTGGGAAGCGCTTCAGGTAGAGGATCACGCAGTCGCGCATGGTGAGGTCCTGCCCCTTCGCCTCCCGCTCGAGGTCCTTCTCAACCCCGGACCGGAGCTTCTCCGTCATCTCCACGGCCACCCGGGTGACCACCTTTCTGAGTGACCCCGTGTCTGCAGCGAAGACGGTCTTCTGGCGGGTCCTCCCGGTCTGGGGATCCTGGAACCTGACCTTCAGCTTCCCCTTCTGCGCAATCACGCGCACTCGGGCCCCATAGGGACCGGTCGACCAGGCATCGACCTTCCCCGCCTCGAAGTTCTTCCGGTCTTCCTTCGCGGGACGACCCATCTCAGGTCGTGACCAGCTGGTGAGCGATCTCTTCCGGCGGGAGAGCGGGATCATAGCCCTCGCGGTGATCCGCTCTGCGCGGCGGCACCGCGCTCACCTTGATGAACCAGTCGCGGCCACGCTTGACCGCCAGTCCCTCCGCAGCCCAGCGCGGCAGCCGGCGCTCGAAGTAGGAGCGGGAGCGACCAGAGCGCTCCATCGCCAACGGAAGCGTGACCTCCGACTCCGCCGCCTCGACCTCCTCCACCGCGGCGTCCAGGATCTCCAGCGCGAAGTCCGTGGACACCGTCCCCGGCGCGATCGCCTCGACCTTCTCCCGGTACTCGTCCAGCCGTGTCATCCTCCGAACATCTCCCTCCAGGCGAGCTCCCGAACCTCCTGCATGACCGTCTCGTCTGCCACAACCTTAAGGTAGACCTCCCAGTCACCGTTCTCCTTCTGGCTGGCGTCGAAACAATCCTCCGGGCTCGAGTTAAGGAAGATCCTCCGCTGATGGGGAGGCTCTGGGAGCTGCTCGCATGCCTTCCGGACCTCTTCTTCGACCTCCTCCACGGCGTTCGTGAGTTCCTCGAACGCCTCGTCCAGCCCAGGCTCGGCCTGTGCCGACTCCTCGACTTCATCTGAGGCGGGGGGCTCCACTGCTTCGCCCTCCTGCCTCAGCTCCCGGCGCACTGCGTAGAAGTAGGTGACCTCGAAGGTCGACTCCTTAATCGTGTACCCGAGCTCCTTCTGCATCAGGGCGTAGGCATCAGGGATACTGATGTCGGGACGGTTGGTGAAAAGATCCCTGAGCCACTGCCGCAGCTTCGTGGTGTCCGTCTTCTTTGCCATGTAATCCTCCACTGGGATGTGCCGTACCGTGGTCCTCGATTCCTGCTGCAGACGCTGAGCCTCCTCCAGCGTCTCCTCCATCAACCCCTCCGCCCACCACTCCCTGAACTCCCTCTTGAGCTCCGCTGGCGAGGCCTTCCATCCGGCTCGCTCGAGAAGCCTCTTGGCCCGGGCCTCGATGAGTGCCCTCCCCTGCCGCTGGAGGTAGGCATCCCGCTCTGCTGGGAGGTCTACGGCCAGGGCAGGGGTCGTCATGTCGGTCGAAGCTCGAGCTCCACTCTCTGCTGGCCCTTCTTCCGGTTGATCAGCTGCCGGGGCAGTCCGGTGTAGGCCAGGTTCTCCTCACGATCGTCGACCAGGTAGCCACGGCTCGTGAGCCAGTCCTCGATCCACTTCAACCGGTTCATGGCGTTGCCCTGGTCCATCCGGTTCCAGACGTAGTAGGTGACCGTGGCCTCCACCCTCACCCAGGGCCGGTGGGGGGGCTCAGGGAGCCGGCCGAGGGTGAGGAGGCCGTCCAGCAGCCTCCAGTACGCCTTCCTCTTGCTGTGCTTGACGAAGTGGTGGAGGCGACTGTTGGCCAGGTTCACGGGAAGGGGAAACGTGAGCTTCACGCCTCAGCGTCCTCCTCGTCGTCCATCTCCTCGAGGAGCGACAGCTGGAAGGGGTGCTCGGTGTCCAGCCCGCGCTTCACGCTGTTGGCCAGCCGCACGGTGTCCCTGAAGACCCGGGCCCCGAAGATCTCCAGCTCGTCGAAGTACCCGACGAAGTCCGCCGGCCGGAGCTTGCCCTTGCCGTCGAGTTCACGGAGCGCGTGGTAGCAGGTCCACACCTTCTGCAGCGGGGTCATGTGCTTGAAGAGATGGAAGTTCACCTCGAGCACGGCCCAGCAGTCGTCGGTGAGGTAGCGGTCCAGACCCCCCAGGCTCTTCGCCCGGGACCGGACCGTCACGCCGCGCGACGTCCAGGTCTGCTTGTTCCGCCAGAGGCAGATGACCTTCTTCGGGGTGATCTCGATCTGCGGACAGCCGGCGGTCAGGAGGGCGACGACCCTCTCGACGACCTGGGCCGGCCGGTACTCCTCATCGTTCTCACCCTGCCACTCGAGCGGAGTGGTGAGATCCGGATGGACGTCCATCAGGGCGATCAAACCCTCGACGGTCCGCTCGCCCCCGATGTTCCTGACCTGGCGTCTGAGCTCTGCCAGCGCCTTCCGGGCGGTGGCCACCTCCTCCTTCGTGGCCTCGGGCGGCACGTACTCCGGGACCTCATCCTCCTCCTGGGTGGCAATGCCCTGCTCCCCGGGCTCGACCTCGACCTGGCCACCGTCTTCGACGGTCAGACCGACCTCGGCCTCCGCAGCCTCAGCCTCCCGGTCCGCGACCTTCCGTAACGATTCCATCAGCCTTCACCTCCGAGTTGGGTTCCTTCCGCTTCCGGCATGTACGGGTGAGCGTCCTCCACGGTGGTGGCTGAGACGCACAGCACTCCAACCAGCAAAGCCGAGGTCCCCAAGAGAGCGAGAACGCCGGCGACTGCACCGATGAAAAACGAGCTCCAGTCCATTCTCATGCCTCCTGCCTTGTCGCCAGGGCCACGACCCCATTCTGGTCATTGCTCTCCTCGAGCGGGGTGCGACTGATCACCGACTCGCCTTCCCGCGGCTGGACCAGGTCACCCTCATTCACGATCTCCCTGAGGCTCTCGACACTGAGGTCCGGCTGGCGTTCACCAGGCTCCGGGATCACTCTGCACACGACCCAGAATCCCTTCATGGAGAAGCCGGTCTCTGACTTCCCAGGGTTGTGGCCGTCGATCTCCTGGCCGCTGAAATCACAATGTGTCTTCGTGGCCATCGTCATCTCCGACGTAGCGGTAGCGGTTCAGCTGATTCGCGTGCGATCCTTTCGTGCGACTCTTGTAGGTCCCAGCGAATTTCCACTCCTCCCCGCGGAACACGCAGCCCAGGAAGTTCCGGCTGAGCTCCTGAGGGGGAGGGGGACTCAAGCTCTCGAAGTAGATCCGGGCATCGTCAGGAGTGACGAAGGCGTCGGCGGGGGAGACGGTGGACAGCCACTCCCAGCGCTCCCGCATCCGCTCCCGGATCAGCCCGAGGTAGTAGCCCCGCAGCTCGGACTCCTCCATCTGATCCAGGACCTGGTCCCGGACCTGTTCTTCAGGGTTCAGGAGGGAGAGCTGCGCAGTCATCAGACGGAGATCTCAGCCTCGGTCTGCTCGACCTCGGCTTCCTCGCTGTCCGTCTCCTCGATCGGAGTGGGGAGGCCTCCGAGCTTCAGCTTCTGGATCTCACGCTGGACCCAGGCGCTCACGCCGCAGCCAATCACGCGCCAGATCCTCCCGGCCTGGTCGTGCCCGATCCCGCTCACATCGATCAGGTTCTTCAGGATGTCGAGGTCCTCCTCCGAGACCGGATCCTCCTGGGCGAGCTCCCGGATGGCCCGGGTGAAGAGAGCCTTGCCATGCTGCTGGATGTCCCCGATCGCACGGACGAAATGGAGGTGTTCCCACTGGGTGGAGCTCTCGGGGAGCTCCGGATGGGCGAACTGTAGAGCCTTCCGGCAGTCTTCCCGCTCAGCGGGGTCATCGTAGAGCTCAGCGATGAGGCCGAAGTACTGCTTCCGGAGGTCGTGGATATCGATCTCCTCCCCAGCCTCCTCCTCGCCCTCCTCCTCCTGGACGTCCGTCCCGAGCTGGAACTCCTCAGCGATCTCGCCGGCTTCCGCTCGGTCGAGCTCCTCGAGTTGAGCCTCCAGGCCGGCGGTCAGGAGGCGGACCTCCTTGCGAGTGGCGCCAAGCTGGCGGTGATGGGTGAGTGCGATCTGCCGCGCCTCCTCGAAGGTGCCCCTGAGCACGAGGCCCACCTTATAGGCTATGCCAGTCCGGAGCTGCCCGCCCTCGCCCTTGAACTGGACCTCCGCGGGGTACAGCACTAGCAGGAGGGGCAGGCCGGCGAGGGAACCGAAGTTCCGGTAGAAGACCTCAAGTGCGTTCTGGATGTTACGGATCGATTCCCAGGAGGTAGTCCTGAAGACATGGACGGCACCGAACGTGCTGGCATCCTCGAGGATGACGCTGAAGCGACCGTAGGGCTTGCAGGCACACTCCCCACTCTCGCCCCGCTGGCAGGTCACCTCTTCACCATTCTCAAGATTGATGGCGACCTCACCGTCACAGTCCCAGATCTTCTCCCTGCCATTGTACCTCACGAGCCGGGAGAAGAAGTTGTCCTCAGGCGTGTCACCGAGCAGGCGCACCTTCAGGGTCGTGGGCTTCTCCCCGACGGCCTCGTGGATGCCCTCATCGAGAAGGAAGTTCTCATCATCGGCCTGACCCCTCTGGCGCGTCACGACCTTGAAGTGATCGTATTTCACGGGAGGCGGCTTCCCCCCCTTGCCCTTCTTGCCTTTCCCCTGCCCGCCGATCTTGATCTTGCCGATCTCCATTGGCCGGGGATCCAGCACCACGGGACTGATCGTCTTTCTCATGGTGTCACACTCTCCTCCGCCTCGTAGTGGGCGCTCAGCTTCCCCCGGGCCTCCTGGTACTCAGCGTGGGCAGCGTCGCGATCCTCACGGGTGCTCCCGATCGTCCCCTTGAGCTCCAGCCACCGCTCCCACCTGGAGCGGGCCTCCTTCTTGAGCTGGAACCCGGCCGCACACACTCGACCACCGGGGACCGTGGGGTCACATCCGCAGTGGCAGGTGGTCACCGCTTCAGCCTCTTCCAGACTCGGAGGAGGAGCGAGCCCCGCATCCGGCCCACCATCCACGTCCGCCGGCAGCACTCCCGACGGTAGGCGACATGTGCCTTCGCTTCGTCGGGACTCATGCGGACCTCTCGGCCTTGGCGACGGTGCATCCGTCCATACACGGCCCAACCTCCACCCACTCTCGATGCACATAGAACGCGCTGCCGTCGGTGTAGCGCTGAACCCGGATCACGGGCTTATCACATTTGGGACAGCATCCTGGTGTGCGCTTGCTCATAGTCCGTCCTGGCTTCGCCCACCGGACCGGAAAATGAACCACGCCATTGATGACAGTGGGTTCGTTCACCCGAACACCTCCTCCTCAGCGATCCCTCGGGACTGGAACTCGTACATGATGGCCGAGATCTCTTCATCCACGGCCGCATCACCCTCCTTGGCCCGGGCCCGCTCCATCCACGAGATCCCACGACTCACGTCGTTGCTGTTGTCCGCACCCTCCAGGCACTTCTCCATTCCGCGAAGCTCGTGGAACCGGGCAATCAGCTCGTCCTTCGTCTTGGTCTCGATGACCTTCCACTTGGCCATCGCCTTCGTCTGGGCGACGTGCCGATAGGGGTGGGGGCTGTTCATGAGGTAGAGCTGGAAAGCGTCTGGAGGTGATCCGCGGCCGTCAGTGCGCCAGCGCTGGGTGGTGCGGCGGGAACAATGATGTCTGAGCGCCGCTGCCTTGTCGCTCGGTTCACTGTCTGCATGGGCATTGGCAGCGGCCTGGGCCACGGTGTCTCGAGTGCGGAGGTCACGTGCCGACATCGCTCACCTCCGGTCATGGCCAGAACCGATGGATCTGGCCGTGTGCATCGCGGGAACAGCGTGTAGCGTCGTGGCCATGGGTTTACAGACCGACCAACGCAGGTTCTCTGACGACCGCATGCGCAGTGATGTACTCGTGCACCGCTTCCCGTAGCGTCTCCGAGAGATCTCCGTGTCCCCGATCAAGCTGGATCGCTTCCAGCCGTAACCGAGTCGAGAGATCGTCCCGAAAGGCCATTGTGGTCTTCTTCTGTGGCTTTTCGTTTGCGCCTGTCATATGTTGCCGTTGGCTGATTCGGGGCGTTTGCGTGCGCCATTTCTGTCCCTACCCGGACAATATTGTCAATTCGTTTGCGGATGTCAAGAGTGTCGGAAAACGGTCGGAAACGTCAGGAATTTGAGGCTCGGATCAGGGACCGGGTAATTGAGTGGTGGACGGACGAGTCCCCCCAGCCCTCACTGGCTCATATCGCGGAACGCACCGGGGCAGGAGAGCGGACGGTCAGGCGATACCTCGACCCAGAAGACGGGACGAAGAAGATCCCGGCATGGTGGGTAGCCGAACTCTGTCGCGCCTTTGGGGTCAGCCCGGAGTGGATGTTCCTCAACCGGGGACCACGCGTTGCCATTGGCAGCGAAGTCACCGGCCTCGCATGTGAGACGATTACCAGACTATTACGAGAGGTGCGCGACCCTACTCACAGGCCCGCCGTGGTCTCCAGCCTTCTGGAAGAGATTCTCGACACACTAGACAGTCTTGATGTTGAAGAATGAGATCGGCGCGCACATCCCTGATAACCTTGACTCGAACACGTCCAACGTAGAGCCGGTCTCCAGGAAGTAGGTTCAATTCGGGAATAGGGTCTCTCACAACATACAAATCCACAACAGACCTCCGGGCCTTAGGGTAGCCCTGGAGATACCATACTAGCTAAACAGATGAATTAGGTTCCCACCGCCGTCTCCCCCCCAGCGGCACCAGAAGGAGCAGTCAAATGGGCGAGAGAACAGACCGGCTCAAGGAGTTCCTCCTCCTTGCGCTGGCATGGCTCTTCGGTGTCTTCCTCCTGGTGATCGCGATCACGATCGCCTTCACGTATCCACGCGCAGCAATCCCACCCGTGCTAATGAGTGCGCTGGTTCTTCCACCGGTTCGTACCTGGGTACACGCACGCACAGGATGGAAGCTTCCCGGCCAGATCAAAGTCGGTCTTTTCATAGGCCTCGTGGTTGGGTGGGGCATGCTCATTGTCTATTCCGAAGTCGCGCTGGAAGAGGCACGGGTGGCCGAGGAGCAGGCCGAGGCGGCAGGGAGAGAAGCTGAGCAGCAGGAGGCACTGCGTCAGGAGTTCCTTGAGGCCCGAGACTCCCTCCTGCGGTTTGTCAGGACCGCTATCTCAGAAGGGGATCTTCAGTCAGCCGTTCGGACCTCAGGGGAGTACCTCTCCGTGGGTGATGAAGAGATGGCCGCCCTTCACGAGGAGGCACAAGCAGCCCGGCTGGCCCTTCAGGACAAGGAGTTGGAGCAGGAGATCCTTACACGTCTCAGGACCATCCCTGCAAGCAACTGGGATCAGAATCGCAGTCTCTATAGTCGTCTCATCCAATTGAATCCCAATGAGCCCAGATACAAGGAGAGATTCGACCGCTACGACGCACTTATAAAACGACGGGAAGAGCAGCGAAGAGCCCGTCTGGCTGCCTTCGGTGATCCACCGGTGAAGAGTGCCTGGGATGGGACATACCGTGTGGTGAAGGAGTACCTGCGGGGGGTCATGAATGACCCGGGGAGCCTGGAGATGGATGGCTGCACCGACGTGCGCTACGTGGACCGCGGGTGGCTCGTCGGATGTGACTACCGTGGTCGGAACGCGTTTGGCGGGATGGTCCGGCAGTCGAACTGGTTCATCATCGTCCACGGCCGCGTCATCGCAATGGAAGAGTCATCGGCCTATACGATCAGATAGGCTGAAACTCACGCTCTACGGCCCGACCGTGGCGATGCCGGATCTACAGTGTTCATGAGAGACGAGTGTGACATGGCTGACAAAGAAGAGAAGCTCGGTCCGACCGAGATTGCCTACATCGACGAGAGCTACGACACAGACAAGTTCTGCATGAGTACCCTGATTCTATCGACTCACCAGTGGCGGGAGTGCTTCGAGATCGTGAAGGAGTGGCGCCGGGAGCTCCGCAAGGAGCACGGCATCTTCACGAACAAGGAGTTCCATGCAACGAAGTTCGTGAGCGGACGCGGTCGCCTCGGTCACCGAGACGTGCCGAAGGCGCTACGGGCACAGATCTTTCTCGATGCCATGGATCTCATCGGCAGTTTGCCGGGAGCTGCAATCATCAGCGGAGCATGGGATGTGGCGAGCCTGGACGACCCCAATGCCCATGCCTTCCAGCGGATCCAGGAGCGGTTGCAGCGTCGATGCACTGGTCAGGCTGGGTACATCGTCACAATTGCCGATGAGGGACGCGCTACTGAGCTCCTCCGTGTCTCTCGCCGAAGCAAGGTCTACAACCCAGTGGGGAGCATGTTTGGAATGTGGGGAGACGGATCCGTCTCCAAGAACATCCCAAATGAGCGACTCATCGAGGATCCGGTGTTCCGCAACTCGGCCCAGTCCTACTTCCTCCAGCTCGTCGATTTCGTGGCCTTCGCTCTGCTGAAGAGCGAGGTGACGCCGACTCCACTTGTCACGAAGTACGGACTCCACGAGGCGTATGATCGTCTAGAGCCGGTCTGTGTGAAGGTGGCCACAGGGAGAGATCCCCGTAAACTCGGCATCATTCGCACATAGACACAACGAAGCCGCCCCCCGGGACGACTTCCGGGAGGCGGCGTGAGCAGAACCGAGATCCTGGCACAGTTGTCAGGCTCAGTCCCGCAGTGGCAGAATAACCCGAAGTTATCCCGAATGCAAGAAAAACCTTGCGGATCTTTCACCGGGCTAGATCAGTAGGCTACCAGCTTTCGACCGGACACCTCTGGTCCCATCCAGCCATCCCGAAGCCCAGCGGCCAGGAGTATTCTCGGTAATATTTTCGTGGCCGTTTTCCGTTTTACGTAAGGCGATAAAATGGGACTCTACATTTGGGACGACTGCTACTTCATTCACGGGAGATCACCGTACCCTGCAGGTGGCCCAACCCACGGACGCACAGGCCGAGCACTGGAGGGCGTCCTTGAGGAGGGCCCAGCGATCGCTCCGGACGATGAGCGAGTCTGCGTGAGCTCGAGCGGAAACGCCGCCCCGGGTGCGGTAGCTGAACTGCCGGAGATCTCCGGTGGAGAGGGGCCCGGTGATGGTGAGTCGGTCGCTCCGGAAGAACCAGCTCTCATCGAGGGAGAATGACCTGATCAGGAGCCGCGGATCCGGCGCCAGACGCACTGTGTCCACGCCTCCCTGCACTGTGTCGACCCGGACGACTGTATCGGCGCAGAACGCCGCCACATCCCTCTCAGCGCCTCCTCGTGCGGTGGCCACCTGCTCTGGCTGGACGATGCGGTAGACGATCCGCTCCCTCCACCTCACCACCGTGTCGGGCTCCAAGGCCTCGATCGCGGCCCGGTGAACAATCACCTCCGGGTAGGCGATCTCCCGCGGGGCAGGGGAGAGGGCGTAGAACGCTGCAGCTCCGACGATGAGCCAGAGGATAGGGGAGGCGAGCTTCTCCTTCATGGCTGTATCCTCGGCATGAGTTGCCGGATGTCGTCGACGGAGAGGATGGG